AACTAAATACCATCAGTTTTTCATCATAAGGCAGAGCATCCCAGTATTCATCACATTCAGTAACATATCTAGCTTCTGCTTCTTGTTGTTGCCTAGAAAACTCTGCAAACTCTGGACTAGCCAAATAACCTTTCATTGTATTGGGTGGTGGTCCTACAACACCAGCACCACTAGAAAATCCAGACTCGTCTAAAATAGGTTCGTCAGTCATTGAGAACTCCTTTCATATCTTATAATAACTTATAGCTGATTAAAAGTCAAGTGTTATTTAAACTTGATAACTCCTTTACCTTTGCCCATTCATTACGTTGCCAGTCCTTACGCCAATCGGCAGGATGGACACCACGATTAGCTCCATCAGCGATCTTATTGATCTTAGCTAATACAGCCTTTAGCTGTTCTAATTCATTAATTTCAGTCACAGCTTAATTTCCTCATTGTTGTTAATACGTTGTCCAATGGTTGTATCATAGCAGCACGACAGCAACTAATGCTAATGGGATGAAATTCATTGTCATTAGATGATACCTCTACGATATCTAATAGTTCAAAAAAATCTCGAACTGCTTTTGCAAGTTCTTGATACTGTTCTACTGTCCTAAACTTCTCGCTCATTGACATGGCCATGCAGCAGCTTCAGCTTCAGTCACGAGTAAAGCAGAAGGTTGATTGCGCTTTGCAGGATACACTTGAACGTACGAAACGACCACATCCCTGAGTTGTTGGAAAGTCACGTTATCAGGACGACAGAATGGAGTCGCTTTGTTGGTATATGCCCACATATCAAGAGTATGAGAGATACCACGAATATAACCATAACACAAGCCCTGTGAGAAATAATCTGTCTCGTTACAGTTCTTTAGAATTTCATTACCGTCATCACGTACTACGACCTGTGCCTGTGCTGCCATAGGGGCAAATGCGAGACTAGCAGCTACGATATACTTTAACATGTTATTATCCTTTTTGTTGTTCATTTCGAATGTTCCCCTGCTTCGATTGCATTGGCAACAGTAAATTGATCTCGATGGTCAATTGGCTTGCGAAGCCAAGCCACGATTTTAGCTCGTTCATCTAATCGGGTAGTATCAAGTTCTGCCCGCAGCCGCTCGATTTCATCGGTCAAGATGGCGTTCATTTCACGTTCGCTTTCCAACTGGCGCAAAGCTTGATGCATATCAACCTCTTGTTTGCGAAGCTTGTTCAATTCTCGATCTTCAGCAGCTTCCAAAGTCTTGACGGCTGCGGCTTGGATTTTTATAGCGTTTTCTAAGTCTGCAATTCTTTGATCCTTATCGCCAATCATTTCAGATGCTCTCCTGCTTCGATCTCATAGGATGCAAAGCGGATATTTAATTCTTGGGCGAGGTCCATAACAGGCAACCGCAGCCAAGCCACGATTTTAGCTCGTTCATCTTCCTTGCCCTTGTTATACCAATAATCAGCATCTGCTGAAGAATATTCTGATCTATCCATTAGAAAGCCTCCCATTCATATTCACTGTTACCAGTCTTAAAGCGGACATACTTACCATCAGGTGTTTCTCGTGTCTCTAGAATCTCAGTGATCGTTGTAGTCTGCCACCAGTCTTGTTGAGAGTATGACCGACCAATGGTACTACCTACACGCATTGATACACCAACACGAGGTTCAGCATTATCTTCATGGCTATAGCCACGTTCATTTTCTTCATTTAACCAATAAGCCGTAGACATAGTGCCGCTATCGCCAGCACCATCACGAGTTCTACGAAGTGAATAAGTCATTAATCTATAATCCTCTTATAACGATGTGGCAATTGATCATCGTACCTAATTACCATAATCTCATCTAGGTCAGCATTATCAGCAAGGATAGTGCCAAATGGGTTGATAGTTTCAGGTCGATCTTCAAAACCTTCAGCATATCCACGACTAAAACTATGAAACGTAAATAGTAAAGTTATGAGAGTACCAAAGAGACTACCGAAAAACAAAGATACGAGTATTGTTACAACCATTTGAAGAACTTTCTATGAACAGGTGTTGGTAGGGTTGGGTCTGTATCAGGAAATGGTGGTTCTAGTTCTACTGGAACATATGCTTCTTTAAACAAAATATCATCATAAAAGGCTTTCACTTTATCATAACTTGAATTACCATAAAGCCACTTAGTCCCTCCTAATACATTTACATCATCATATGCATATGAATCATATGATGAATAAAGGTTCCAATAAGGAATTTTATCACTACCAAGCATCTTTATCATCTTATACGTTTTTACAGGTGTCATTACACTTCTCTAAACACAAAATTAGGACCGTTAACAGTCACTGATATGGACTTAGTTCCAGCAGTCCTAACATAGTCACGACCGCCGTCGATCATAGCACCCTTCTTCTCGACATAATCATGGCGGTACCGAGACACGATAACTTCACCATCATCACACAAAGAACCAGTCATAGGTTCAGAGAAGGCTGAAGCTGCGTCGGTGATGTAGACATGACGACCATATTGCTCATCTCGTGTTTCAATAAACATTCCAAAATAATTAGAATGTCCTTGTTCAAGATCAGGATTTTCTTGATAGAATACATCCACTGGAACTTCATTCCAGCTACCATCCTTACGCTGAGTGCACCAATAGCCCATATATTGAGCATTGTACTTTTCACTGATAGTTTTAAGACTACCAGCATTAAAGTGGTAGCCATCTTTTGGGATTTCAATAAACATCAGTAGTCTTTCCCTTTTATGATATATGTCACCATCACTGTGTCATCACGACGAAGCTGCTTAGCAAAGTAGCTCTTGGCCTGACGTTCAGTAAGTTCTAGAAACATCTCAACCGCACCATTCGCCAGCTGAGATCTAATTCCATAGTCTGTCTGAGTTGTTTCCATAATTTATAATACACCATCACGAATTAAAGTACACAGTTATTTTGGCGTCTCGAGAAGGAATCGAACCCTCATTATTTGATTAGAAGTCAAAAGTCCTATCCGTTGAACGATCGAGACATAATGTATTTAGACGTCGAAGAGGATCCATTCACGATAGAGTTCGTGTTCAAGACTATAGGCTTCTTCTTCCCATGGTTGATCGCGATAACCGTCACCGTGATTGACGTGATCCTTACGAGCACCTTTCCAGTTAACCTGACCAGGTTTCGAGATTAGATCACGAAGTTCACCACGAGCATATTGCTTAACGTGGACCATCTCGTGAGCTAAGGACAATAAGAGCGGTTCATTGTGATTGGGGTTCAAAGTAATCTCGAACTCCTTAGGACGATTCCAATCATCCACCCATGTGCACAGACCAGCAAAGTCCATATCGTCGTCGAACTTAACGTTGATGGTTAGCGTTTCGGCTAGCCGCTTGGTCATGATTTGGGCTGCAAAAAACCTTGCAGCCCTCGTCACGTCGTTCTTACGAAGATCGGTAACTTTGATATTTTTGACGTAGACTCTCACGGTGTTCCTCATGATCAGCTTATATTCTCATAATAAACCATTCTGAATTAAAGTACACCGCTAAATGCGTTTAGGCGATCTTTTTTCCAGTAGTGCCGACCATCAATTTAGTGTGCCAGTCACCACCGATCTGACGCTGATAGAAGTGGTCCTTCAATTCAGGGTGCGCCAGCATCTCAGGATCATCCTGTGGTGGATGACGGATGACATCGTGTGGTAGCATCTTAGCGACTTCTTCGTGCTTCATGGCATGTGGCTTCATGTCACCGAGTTGCTGCTTATAGAACTTCAGGGCCTTGTCAGAGATCTCACCGTAGGAATTGCTGCGATGGATATCCGTCTTAGCCACGTGAGCTAATGCACTTCGTCCTTCAGCCGATCCGTCACCACCGAAGGCGACCATCTTACGTCCACCCTTATCCTTGTACATCGTAGCAGCTACGACTTTACCCTGAGGATTCTTGTGGAGTTTCCAGAATGGGATGTTTCTCACCATATCTTCTGGTGAGGTGAAGCCGGATCCGTGGATGCCACCGATAGGCTCATATGCCTTTTGAAGCATACCGAATACGTGTTCAGCATGCTTCTTCTTTTCGTCTTGGTGCTGAGGAAACAGGTTTAGAAACCGCTCCTCTAGGTATTTCATGAACGTGGCCATCAACATCTCCGTGACTTTTAAATCATGCTATGAACCATGTCGAAGATCGGCGTTAAGTCTTGGATCCGATGCCCTTCATTTTTCAGCATTATAGGGTATTTATAATGCCGTTTAACTATAGCGGTAGGGATGACATCATCGATCTCACCACTGAAGGCTACCGCAGTCAAACGCGGTTCCTCGCTGGTGGCCTCGATCTCTGCATAGGTAGGAAAGTACTCAGGATGGATACCGAACTTGCTGTACGTCGTAGCAGGTTGCAGGCTGGGATTGATGAGGACCACCTTGAAATAATACTTAGCTGCTAGATAGTCAGCCCAGAACCCACCCGCACTAGATCCGATGACAACGACATTACGGAACTTATCGAGCTCAACAACTAGATCGTCGATTTGTGCCTTGATATCCTTAGGATCTGCACGATGGTCCATCTTAGGGATGATCACGTTCATGTCCTTAAAGTGCTCTTGAATAGCCAAGGCGGTGTTGCTAATTGGGCTGCTATCTAACCCATGGATATAAACAATAGTCGGTTTCATGATAATCCTCAATGCCAGCTTACATTCTTATAATAAGCCATTCTGAATTAAAGTACACCCTTATTATGGGTATACCGCTAGTTTTGCAAACAGTTTATCTAAGCGGGCCCGCTCTGTTAGAATGCTAGTAGCCTCTACGGCATTTGCATATTTGAGATCCAAAACCAAGTGGCCTTGCTTTGTGATAATAGCTTCACGAAGATCTTTGATTTCTTCTGTAGTCAGATCAAGATTGTGCATGTCAATTCCTTAATGTGCTAAAGCGCGTGAACGATAATATTTTTCCATATCGTGGTAGAGTGCATCGATGACCGTCTCATAGAACGAGATCAGGTCTGGCTCTTCATGGAGACCAATACCTTCGATGATCTGACACTCTAGCTCTGCGATGTTCTTATTGAGCTCATCGATATGTTTTGGTAATGGTTCCATTACTTACATCCCTTTTTGCGTGAATAGGAACCCTTGCCCTTCTTAGGCACAAAGGCTTTTGCCACATTAAACTTGTAAGCGTGTTTAGCGATTGGGTTACTCATCAGCCGTATCCCCTTCCATCTTCTCGACCTTGGTCATAAGCAGATTCAAGCCACGAAGATATGATCTGCAATTGTTTATCGTTAAACTCTCCGTAAATCAAATCCCGATCAAGAGCTTCGCCATTATCCATCAAAAACTTATCAAAATTATTATAGTTATAAAACTTGACCATTACGCAACTCCTTCATCTTCATAATCAATATAATTATATTCAATCCCAGGATCGGTATCGATCAAAACTTGAGCAAAACGAATTACCGAATCGTCTTTAGCCGTATTAAAACTGAACTTAAAATCAAAGACCTGACCCAGCTGGAGCCCAACATTTTGATCTTCAGCCATGATGTCTTTTATAGCAATACAACCAATAATCCCAGCATCTACAGGATAGTCTTTTCCATTTTGGTCTTGATATATGCCATCGCCCCACTTAGTGCGGTAGACAGCAAATTTGGTTCCATCAAGAAGAGTGAACTCGCCTTCCTTTAGGCTACCACCTTCGTTTCGAGTACAAATTATATCACATACCTCATCCCAACGATCCTCAAGAATATAACAAAGATCGCCAACATAGTACTGACCAGGATTCATCATTATGCGACCCCTTCATATTCTTTTTGGAATTGAGCTGCATCGGCCTTAGCCTCTAGCTCAGCGTTGATCTTCTGCCAACCACCGTCACGGAAGATCACCTTGAACTGCATCATTTCAAGGTATGCGGGACGTGTACCCAGCTCTTGGAGAGTACCATCACCTAGCTCAACTTCTAGACGGTCCCAATTGTCAGCCCCGCGGACGAAGCCAACGACCTCACCACGAACCGTGCCGTCGATGCATTCCCAACGGACCCGGTCACCAATTCGAATTTCCATGATCAATTTCCTTTGTTGTGATCAGCTTATATTCTTAATATAAACCATTCTCAATTAAAGTACACAGTTATTTTCATAAAAAGTTGAAATTAATTCGAGGGCCTTTGGAGCCCATGTGTCTCGGTGTTCGATGATCACCTGAGCTTCATGTTCGCTCTCACCAGCTGAGATGGTGACCAGCTGTGTGATAGGTATACCATAGCACTCTTCGAACATGATGGCATAGCATGCTTCTTGGACGAAGTAGCTCTCTAGCATATCCATATCTTTGGCCCAGTTGGTGGTCTTGTAGTCGATGATAGATCTTTTACCATCGAACACACCTATGACGTCACACCGTCCAGCGAGCCGCAGGTGACGCGAGAACATAGGAATCTCAGTGGCCATCACAAGGCTCACACGAGCATCCAGCACGGGCTTGACCTGATTGAATAGGATCTGGACCGATGGCATGATACCACGGTTATAGGTAGGATCGTTGAGGAGGTACTTTTCACACATATTGTGCATCGCGGTACCACGCGTACTGGAACGGCGCATGACATGTAAGGCTTCTTCTTCGCCTACACGTTCTCGCCATTCATCTAGACCGGATTTACTCACGGTCGCTGAGAGCATAGTAGTCACCGACGGAAACCGCTCACCAGACTCAGTCTGATAAAAACGTTTTCCGTCGGCTTCTACAGTGGTAAGATCTAGATGATCTATCAAGTCATGACGAAAGTTCATATTAGCAGTTACCGTAGTAACCACATTGATATGCACGTTGCTCCCTTGCTTCACGTTCTTGACGGGCTCGTTCGGCCCTACCACGTCCGTACGCAGCACGCTCAGAGTCATAGGTATAACCATACTGAGGTGTTGCTTGTTGCTGCTTAGGATGATCATCTAACGATGAGGCTACAGCCGCTCCGATGATCAACCCTGCGATACCGTAGACAATGGCATCGTTATTAGATTTCTTGTGTTGATGACCTTCGTGCTGATAGTGACGATAGTCATCCCGATCTCGTGCATGTGCTGGAGAAGCTAGCATGCCAAGGGTAACTAAAATTGCGATTGCGCTTTTCATATCATATTTCCTTCTAAGATTATAATACCATTATAGCACAACCGCAATTAAAGTACACATATTAATGCGGGTTTAGATCAAGTTCTTCTTTAGTAATGATATATGACTTGACCAATGAGCTTCTAACGATATCGTTACGAGTAAACTCTACGAACTCAAATGCATTCATCTTCTTGATGATACGCATGAAGTCTAATAGGCCTCTACGTTCAGCATCCTTAGCAAGGTCAGTCTGACGGAAGTCACCGCAGAAGATGATCTTACAGTTGTCACCGATACGTGTGATGATAGAGTCTAACTCTTGACCAGTCATATTCTGCATTTCATCAACGACGATGATGCAGTCATTCAATGTGATACCACGGATGAAAGATGTAGTCTGGAACTCGATGAGATTCTTTGTCTTTAGGATCTCATATGCATCACCACGTCCAAACATCTCGGAACAGATCGAGTAGTATGGAGCTTCATAAACTTTAGATTTTTCTTTAGCAGAACCTGGGAGGAATCCCATATCCCGAGTAGGTACAACTGATCTGATGATAACCACTTTATGGAAATCGTCTGGACCTTTCATAACGTCTAAGAGACTAAGATAGAGGGAGATGAATGTTTTACCTGTGCCTGCAGAGCCATGTAGCATCAGATGTTTATTGTCGGCATACGCATCAAATGTGCGTGCTTGATTCTCAGTCATAGGATTGATGTTTTTTAGGAATAGTCCACGTTGTTCGTTATTTGGAAGTTGACCCTTGTTAGCAGTGTTAGATTGGCGTTTTTGTCTCTTAGAGGCTCTGTTTTCTAAAGTCATTATGACTCCTTACGCTTGATTGTTGCGCATAACGAAGTTACTTAGTTTCAATATTGGATTGGGTGATTCCTCGACTATTGCCTTTCTTGATATGTTTGAGAATGTCATTGAATCCACTGTCGACCTTCAGTCCACCACCTAGACCTACACCGCTATGCAGCATAGGAGCACCGTTGACCATCCGTTCGATATGGGGATTGTTTTCCAGGAAAGTGTCTGCCTCCGAGATACCCATAAACTGGGTATACTCCTCATTAGTCTCATGATTTAAAAATTTATATGTAGGCATCAGTTCTCCTTAAGGATATTTATAAAAGTGTTCATTCTAGTCCGCTTGCCGGGTCAAGAATGTCTTTCGAATCTTAGTAGGTTCAAAATATTCTTCTACTGTATCGACTGCAGTATCAATGTCAAAATGACGACATGAGAAGATATCGATATATCCCTCACCGGTATGGTCATTGAAGTGTGCGATGATGTTGGACGTCTCGATAAGTTGGATCACTGTCCAACCTTCGAGGTGCCGTTCATTGTGTCCAAAATGGATGACCTGCGGTTCGCCGTATGGTACCATCTCGATATCCTTGACCAGAGTCTTAACCCACTCTGACAGGACTTCAGGATTTGTGATAGCATCTAACCTGCAGCCGCTGCAATCTAGAAGTAGGTGGTATCCCCAATAACTCATACGTCGTCTTCCATTTCTAATAGATCATCAATATCTAACGTTTTAAGTGCCCGCGATATCCGCTTCTCTTTCTTATGTTGTTTGTATTCTTCATAAGAAAACTCATCGTAATTATCGTATTCGTCGTTGTACTTTGCATCGTACGTTCTGCGGGTCTTACTCATTAGTCCATCGATCCTTATGCTTTAAGCTTCTTAACGGTTGATTTAGTATCGGGTTCAGGTAACAATCCGGGGAAAGTCATATGAACAAGCTCATATGTAATACCTGGATAAGGAGAGACCTTATCCTTCATAGCAACAACTAGTGCAGCATCATCCTTGTCCAGCATCTCTAGTAGCTGAACGAATAGCATCTCACGCTTATTGTTGGTCAAGTTAGGATTACCACCTTCGATGAATAGGTACATCCGACGGAACTCAGAGTATAAGTTGCCGGTCTGATCAAGGAAGTCGTTCTTCTTGAACGGAGGAGTCCCTTCTGGTAATAGGAACTTAACATTAGGATCAAACATATACTTCAGAAGCATAACGAGTGACATATTAGGTGCATGGTGTGCAAGTGCAGTCTGTCTTTCACCAACTGGTCGGTTGGATACTGATAGCAAGATCTCGGCAATACCTGGTCGTTTCATTCAAGTTAGTCCTCTAATTAAAAGTCGTTGATCGTTTCTACTAGGTTCTTAAGCTTATTACTTATGAAGTAGTTGAACAGCTTAGTCCTATCCTTACCTGATTGAGCCTTATACTCAGCCAAGATATTTTGTTCTACATCTTCTGGGATGAAGTCAAAGTCAACCAGCTGCTGATTACGCTTGTAGTTACGAAGCATCTCAACATTGCAGAATTCAACTGGATTGGCATGTAACCACGCATCGACCTTCTTAGTGGCCAAAGGCTTTTGACGTGAGCCATCGACGAAGGTAGCATCAGCTGATAAGAAATTAGGGATACCGTCACCGACGTCACCACGCATGATGTGCTCCTTGAGGAACATATCAGGATCACGACATGTGATATACTTCTTAAGAACGGGGCTGTACTGCTTCACATTAGGATAACGCTGAAGCTGTTGGAAATCCTTATCACCAGATAGGATCAAGATCTTATCATAGTTGTAGTGCTTAGTCAAGACAGCGATAACGTCATCGGCCTCTGCACTATCTACTTGTACGACAGGATACGGGAAGCTCTCCTTGAGTTCCTCACGGATCTTGTTGAGGCTGTCGAAGATAACGTTCCAGTTCAATTCAGAAGCGTCACGAGTCTTCTTACGATTAGCCTTATAATATGGGTATAGGTCACGACGCCAGAACTTGCGATCATCCGCAGCGATGACCATCTCGCCAAACTCGGCAGAGAACTTCATCTTATTAGCACGGATGCTGTTAAGGATCATATGTCGTAGTAGGTTTTCATCTAACTCAGCATTAGTATGGTTGCCAAGCTGAGCCATTAAAGTTGCGATCATAACCTGCGATAGGTCAAGGATTATCATTATGTATGTCCATTATCATTGTTGATTATTTATAGTACACTAGAACTGATTAAATGTACAATCAAATATCATCGTCATCGTCTAAGAAAGCATCAGGAATAACAGAGATCGCTTCAGCTGTAGCTTGAAGTGGATACTCTAATCCTGCAGACTTCATTAGTACCGACTTG